GACGCCGGAGAGGGGCAATTCAACGTGCTAAATCTTGTCGAGAGCTATCAGCGCAACTCGATGGAAGCCGACGAGCGCCTCCGTGCGGTCCGCAAGCTGCTCGAATGGAACGGCTGTGAGTGCGAGTGCGAGCACCACTGGGAGGACCATGACGACGACTGCGATCGGTGCCTCGCGTGTCGCCTCGGAGAGGCGGTCGGAAAATGAGCCACAAGGACGGGCGCGTAGTGCTGTCGGCGTGGGTGGACCCGGTCCTACGAGACTACGCGCGCGAAGCCGCAAAACTCGCCAATCTGGAGTTCTCCAGGTGGGTCGAGCGAGCCGTTCGGCAGACGATGGCGCGCGAGTCGGCGGATAGAGCGATGGTCGCCGCGATCGATCGTGGCGAATGCGGGACGTGCGGCTACGCGCCGTGCGCTTGTGACCAAACATGAGTTCGTGCAGAGCGACGAATGAGAAGCTGCTGCTGGCCGCGTGGGTCCCTGGCGTGCCGACCAGCAAGGGACGGCCGCGGTTCGCTCGGGCGACCGGGCGGGCCTACACACCGGCGAAGACCCAGGGCGCTGAGCGCACGCTCGCGGGCGAGCTCGGGGCCGCGACGAAGGTCGGCATGACCGCGCGCGAGCGCGAGTGGCCGGCCGACGGCGCCCTCGAGCTTGAGCTGGTGTTCCACCTGCCCATCCCGGCGAGCTGGTCTAAGCGGAAGCAGGAGGAGGCCCGGCGCGGGCTGTTGCGGCATGTCAGCCGGCCCGACGTCGACAACCTCGGGAAGCTGGTCATGGATGCGGCGAACGGCATCCTGTGGCGCGACGATAGCCAGCTGGTGCTGGTCACGCTGTCGAAGCGGTACGCCATGGCGCCGGGGACCGCCGTGACGCTGTATCGGCCGGCGGATGCGCCATGAGCGTGCGGGGAGAGCTGGCCCGCGTGCGGCGGGAACGCATCATTGAGCTGCTGACGCTCGGAAAGCTGACTCACCGGCAGATTGCCGAGCGGCTCGGCTGCAGCATCGCCGTGGTCGAGAAGACCGGACAGCGCCACCGTGAGGCGCAACGAAAGGACGAGAAACCATGACCACGCTCGGAGAGCTTCAGGCGCGCTGCGCCCGCACCACGCTGTCGAGGACCGAGCCCGAGGCGAGCCACAACGAGCGGTTGGCCATGGCGGCGCTCTGGCTGACCAGCGAGGCGGGCGAGGTCGCCACCGAGGTCCGCAAGGCCATCGTGGCGCGCGAGGACTGGTCGGCCATTCGCTACCGGCTGACGGCTGAGCTGGGCGACCTGCTCTGGTGCTTGTCGGAGGTGGCGTCGCTGGCCGGCATCGACCTCGAGCGCGCCGCTGAGCAGCAGGCCGACAAACAGCAGATGCGCTACGCCGACGTTATCCGTCTGCACGACACGGAGGGACGATGAGCCACACAACCGCGAGCAAGCGCGACCAGGTGCTTGCCTACCTGCGCGAGCATCCCGGGGCGTCGGGGGCCGAGGTAGCTGCCGCCATTGGCTGCAACCCTTCGACGGCCTACCGTTGGGTGGGGTTGGCGCAGCAGGAGGGACCAATGAGCGAGCCAGAGAAGCGGCAGGACGAGCAGGACGATGACGAGCTGCCCGAAGGCGCCGAGCCCGAGGGCGACGTTGTGGTCGTCGACCGGAGCTACCTGCAGACGCTCGAGGCCCTGCGCGACCAGGTGCTGGAGACCCAGCGGCTGCGCCGCGCGCTGGACGGCCGATGAGCCGACTGGACGACCTCGAGCGCCGCGTGGCCCTGCTCGAGCAGCAACTGCCGGGGACGATGCGGCCGCGCACCATCCGCGAGGCACGCATGCGGGCAGGCTGGTCGCAGACTGAGCTGGCTGGGCGGGTCGGCGTGCGGCAGTCGACCGTTGCCCGCTGGGAGTCTGGGTCGCGGCTGTGCTCAGGCCGGCAGGCCGAGCTGGTGGCCGCTGCGTTTGCCGATGCCGGCATCGCCGTGGCCGGGGTCGGGTGATACGATGGGCATCATGACCATCGTCGACCAGCGGCCCTGCGGCTACTGCGGCGCCAAGGCCGGGCAGGACTGCTACGGCTACGGGCTCATCCCGGGCGATATCCACATGGCCCGCATCCGGCCCGAGCTCGCCGACCGCCGGCTGTCGATGGCGGCGTATGACCTGCTGCAGGCCGCCGAGGCCGCGCTCGCCGAGTTGGTGCTGCTCGACCAGGCGCCGAACGTGCGCAGGATGCTGACCGATGCCATCCGGCTGGCCAAGGAGGATCGATGAGCGATTCCCTGCTGTTCTTGCTTGGCGTCGTCGGTAGCCTCGACGACCAGCCGCGGCAGCATCGGCCGCAGCCCGTGCGGAACCTCGAGTCCGAACTGGCGCCGTTCCGCGGCCTCGGCCCCCGCTGCACCGACTGCGGTTTCAGCCGACCCAAGGCCGGCGAGTGGCTCTGTGGGCCGTGCGAGCGCGAGCGGCAGCTGCGGAAGAAGACCGCGCTGGCCAAGCGCAGCGGGCACAACCAGCGGGCAGAGAGCATCGTCGAGCAGCGCATCGCCGACGGCGGCTGGGCAGTGGCGACGGCGAACAACCGGCACATCATCGAGCGGCTCATCCAGCAGGGCCGCGCCCGGTGGATGACGCCGGCCGAGCAGCAGCGGCACGGGCTGCAGCGGTTCGACGCCGTGGCCACAGCTGTGCCTGCCAACAAGGGATAATCAGGTGGGCAACAAGGGCAGGTTCGTCAAAGGCCAGAGCGGCAACCCGACCGGGCGGCCGAAGGTGCCTGTCGACGTCAAGGAGGCGCTGGCCGCGGCGTCGCCGAAGGCAGTGCAGACGCTCATCGAGCTGCTCGACGACAAGACGCCAGCCGTTCGACTGCGCGCTGCCATCGAGGTCCTGAATCGCCACCTCGGCCCGCCGGCCGCACCCATCGCCGCGCCTGCCGTCGAGGACGCGCGGCGCCGTCTCGTCATTGACGACGTCGACGCAGCATGAAGGACATCCGGCTGCTGCCGCACCAGCATGCGTTCGTCGTCGACGAGCAGAGCCCCGTCGTCGTCCTGAAGGGCGGTTTCCGCGCGGGCAAGACCGTTGCGGCGGTCATGAAAGCCATCCGCATGGCCGAGCGCTGCTACCCGCTGCCGGTCGTCGTCATGGAGCCGACCTACCGCATGGTCGAGCGCGTGTTCATCGAGACGGCGCAGCGGATGTGCGGGCAGTGGGGCATCCCGCTGGAGTGGCGCAAGGCGAGCGCCGAGCTGGTCGCGTGGCCGACGTCGTCGAGGCCGGCGCGCATGCTGTGCGTGTCGGCCGAGCGGCCCGAGACCATCATGGGCATCACGGCCGGCGGCGGGCTGGTCGACGAGTGGGAGCTGTGCGGCGAGGAGGCCGTCGTTGCCGTGCGGTCGCGCCTGACGCCGCTGACCGACGGCGCCGCCCCGCAGCTCGCCCTGGTCGGCACGCCGGAGGGGTTCGGGTTCGGCTACCGCTGGACCGAGGAGTCGCCGCTCCCCGGGCTACGGCTCATCAGCGCGCGCACCGCCGACAATCGCCACGTCGGCGCGGCCTACGCCGAGGCGATGCGCACGGTGCTGTCCGAGGCCGAGGCCCGGGAGAAGCTCGAGGGCGTGCGCACGGCGCCGACGGGCGTCGTCTACTCGCGCTTCAGCCGGGCCGCGCACTGCCGGCCGCCGCCGCGGGAGACGGGCGGGTTCAAGCTGCAGGTCTGGGCCGACTTCAACGTCGACCCGATGGTCTGGGCGCTGGCGTGGGTCGGGCCGGACTCGGCCTACGTCGCCCGCGAGGTCATCGGCAGGCACACCGACACGATGGCCCACGCCGACTACGCGATGCGCGTCTGCGCTGAGGAGCTCGGCGTGCGCGAGGACGAGGCGCGGCGCTGGGGCATCGAGCTGGTCTGCGACGCCAGCGGCAGCGCGCGGCACACGTCGTCCACCTACAGCGACGTCGCCATCTGCACCCGGGCCGGGTTTCGCGTGAAGCACCCGGCGAGCAACCCGCTGGTCGAGGACCGCGTGGCCAGCGTGCAGCGCGTGCTTGCCGAGGGTCGGTTGTTCGTCGACCCGGCCAAGGCGGGCTACCTCGTCCGCTGCCTGGAGACCCAGCCCTACGACAGCGCCGGTCGGCCGTCGAAGGACCCGTCGCTGGGCCTCGACCACGGCGCCGACGTCATCGGCTACGGCGTCTTCTGGAGCTGGCCGGCGTGGAAACCCCGAGCCAACCAGGCGGGCACGACCGCTGGTCATAAGTGGCATGTCGTCCAGGGCAGCCGCCGGACGTAGCCCTGCCCGATGCGACGCGCTACGCTGCCGGCATGATTCTCCCCGGCGCCGAGTCTGCCCGCCTCATTGAACTGTTGCCGCGGCTCGCCCGGGCCGCCGGCAAGGACGAGCTCGAGGCCGCGCTGTCGGCGGTCGAGAAGCATCGGCCGGCGGGCTACCGCGCCCGGATGATGCAGCGCCGCAAGCGCTACCTCGGCCAGCAGCGGGCCATCATCGAGAGCGCGCTGCGGGCCCGGTTCCCGCAGACGTTCCAGCGGATGCCGGTCGCCGGCATCAACTTCCTGCGGCTGGTCGCGTCGCAAGACGCCGGCGTCTACGCCGAACCGCCTGAGCGGTTCCTCATCGAGGAGGAGGGCGAGCGCGCCGAGCCCGAGGCGCCCGAGGCGAAGGCGTTCGCCGGGCTGCTCGACGACGCCGGCGTCGATGCGTTCATGGTCGAGGCCGAGCGCGCGTCGCTGGCCATGCTGACGCTGTTCGTGCGCGGGCAGTGGGCGAAGCGCGACGCCGAGGACCCGGGCCGCGCCGGGCTGCAGGTCTTCTGGCCCAGCGACGTCGGCGTCATCTGCCACCCGAGCAACCCGACGGACTTCGAGCGGGCCATGCTGCTGGTCGCCGAGGTCGCCGGCCCTGGCGGTCCCCAGGGCGGCGCGCGCTGGTACGAGGTCTGGTCGCGCACCGTCGACGAGGACGACATGGGCGCCCCGCTGCGCTGGGGCCAGTGGACCCGCCACGTTGTCAGCGACAAGGGCGACAGCATGTTTGCCGGCGGCGACGCGCGCGCGGTTTGGCAGGCCGAGCGCTGGCCGTGGGCGTGCCTGCAGATTGGCCAGCCGTCGGGCAGCGTCTTCGTCGACGCCGAGCACGACCTCGACGACGTCGTCGACGCGCTGAACGTCTGGCGGTCGAACGAGCAGTACACGCTCGAGATGCAGGGCCACACCCAGCTCGTCTACGCCGGGCACACCAGCGAGCTGACGGAGCTGGTCGTCGGCCCCGATGCCATCGCCAAGGTCGGCCCAAACGAGACGCTGTCGCCGGTCGACCTGAACCCCAAGCTGGCCGACATGCGCGAGGCGCGGAAGCTGGCGCTGCGCGAGCTCGCGGCGACCAGGCAAAACAGCCCCGACGCCTACGCCACCGAGCCGGGCCCGCCGCTGTCGGGCATCAGCCGCGCCATCGCCAACCAGCCCCACGACCAGCGGCTCGCCGAGCTGCGGCACACGTTCCGCTTGTTCGAGGAGCGGCAACTGCTGCCGATGCTGCAGGCCCTGCACAACGCCTTCGCCCCGGCCGACGCGCCCGCCATCACTGGCACGCCGAGGATGACGCCGCGGCGCCCGGCGCAGCTCGAGGACCCTGATGCCAAAGTGCGGCGCCTGCAGGCCGAGGTCGACGCGGGCTGGATCACCCCGGCGCAGGCTGCCGTCGACGCCGGCCGGTACCCGAGCGTCGACGCTGCGGTGACGGCGGGCGTGTCGAACACGCTGCGCGGCTCAGGCGCTGCTGCCCAGGCGGCAGGTCAACTCGGCGGCCTGTTCGGTCTGCCGGTGCCGTCGATGCGCCCGGCGCCGCCGACGCGCGCGGCCGTCCCCGTCGTCGAGGTCGAGGACGAGGAGAGCCCTGAGGACGAGGCCGAGGATGCCGCCGAACGTGAGGGCCTCGGCTGATGGCACAAGGTGGCGCCGGTCCTGCGGGCGACAGCGCCGACGCCGCTCGGCAGGACCTCGAGCTGCTGCGCCTGCGGCTGGAGCGCGAGCTGCTGCGCGTGCTGTCGGCCCTCGACACCGAGCGGGGGACGCCGCAGCTCATCAGCGACCGCGACGCCGCGCGCACGGCGGCCGAGGTCTACCGGCAGGTTGAACGCGCGCTGCAGGAGCAGGGCGTGGCGACCATCCGCAGCATCGTCACCCAGCGGGCGCTCGAGGCCCTCGACGCCGTCGCGCCCGGCGAGGCGTGGCCGCCCGACGTGCGCCGCGAGCTGGATGCCATCGTCCGCGGGCAGGTGGCCGACGTGGTCAAGGTGTTCGACGTGGCCGCCGACGAGGTCCGGCGCGCGGTCAACGCGGGCGTGACGACCGGCGGCAACCTCGGGGACCTCGTCGCCGACGTCGCCGACCGGCTGGGCGTCGCGTTCTTCCGGGCGACCGCGGCGGTGGACTCGGCTATCATGGCCGTCGGGCGGCGAGCCGTCGTCAGCGCCGCCGAGGCGCAGGCGAAGGAGGCTGGCGTCGACGTCGTCTACGCCTACGTCGGGCCGACCGACGCAAAGAACCGGCCCTTTTGCGCCATCTGGATGGGCCGCGCCGACGGCGTGCGCAAGGCCGTGACGCGGGAGTACATGGCCCGCCTGGACAACGGGCAGGGCCTCGCGGTCGAGGACTACTGCGGCGGCTACAACTGTCGGCACAGCTGGGCGCCGCTGCCGCGGGAGCGCGCGGTGGCCCGCGGGTTCGTGGTGTACGAATGACCGTCGGCGTCGAGGTCATCCGGCGAGGCGAGAAGGCGCGCATCGACGTGCTGAAGCTGGCCAAGGGGATCGCCGCATTCGTCCCTGGGCTCATCATCGACCGCGTCGACGCCGGCCTCGACATCCGCGACAAGCCGTTCGCCCCCTACGCGCCGACGTACCGGGCCGCGCTGCAGATGGCCAACGAAGACCAGAAGGTGGACCTGCGGCTGACCGGCGGGCTCATCAACTCGGTCAAGGTGCGCCGCATCCAACGCAAGAGTGACGGCGTCGTCATCGTCCACATCGGCCCCGATGCCGGCACGTCCCCCCGCGTGCCGTTGGCCCCGCCGTGGGTCGTCAACGACCCCGAGGCGCGCGCGGCGTGGATGGCCAGCCCGCCCAGGCGCACGGGCAAGCGCGGCCCGCAGCACAACCACGTCGGCGCCTACCTGCACAAGGGCACGCCGACGATGAAGCCGAGGCCGTGGCTGGGTCTGTCGCCGACCGACCTGCGCGACCTGCGCCGCATGCTCGGGTTGTGACGCCGGACCCGGCGCGCTACGCTGGACCTGCTGGGTGGTGCCCGGCATGGCGCAGGCGGTGGTGCCGTCCTGCATAAGAGGTCCCAAGTGTCCGACGGTGTCGAACAGTCACAAGCCCCCACCAGCGGTGCGGGCAACACGAACGGGGGCGCCGCGCTCCCTGCCGACGTCATGGCTCGCCTGCAGCGTCTCGACGAGGTCGAGGCCAAACTGCGCGCGGTCACCGACGAGGCCGCGCAACGGCGCGTCGCGGCGAAGCAAGAGCGAGAGCGCGCGGAGAAGCTGGCCGAGGAGCAGGGGCAGTTCAAGGCCCTCGCCGACTCCTACAAGGCCCGCATCGCCGAGCTTGAGCCGCAGCTCGGACCCCTGCAGCAGCAGGCCGAGCGGTGGCGCGCGCATGAGGAGCGGGAGCGCCAGCGCATCAAAGCGACGCGCGAGTCCCTGCCTCCGCACTGGCAGGCAGCGCTTGACGCTGCGGGTTCGCTCGAGGCGCAGCAGGCCGTGCTTGCCGCCATCGACAGCGAGCGCGCGACGAACAAGCGGACGCCGGCCAGCCCCCCACCCGGCGGCAATCCTGCTGCCGGCGCCGTCGACTTCGCCCAGGTGGCCAACGACCCCGCCGCGCTGCGTGCTGCCAAAGTGGCAGACCCGAGCGGCTGGGAGCGGTTCAAGGCCAGCATGCGGCGCGGTTCGTCGGCAGCCACGACCACGTTCGCGCTCCGCCAAGAAATGGCGGCAGCAAGCAAGCGCGGCTGACGCCGCACTGAAAGGACTCTGCCATGACCACGACCGCCAGCACCTACGCCAACGTCATCCTGAACGAGGTTCTGAACGACGCCAGCCTGAAGGCCCTGACGCCCAAGGTTGTCGCCTGGAATCATTTCAACCAGGACTCCATTGAGGGCGCCGCGTCGCTGTCGAAGGAGTACCCGGTGCAGTCCGACCTCGGCGCCGCCGCGGCCGCGACTGAGGGCAACGACTTCTCCACCGTGACGACGCTGTCCTACGCGACCTCGGTCACCGTGACGCCGACCGAAGCCGCCGTGGCCCGCGCCGACATCACGACCCGTGCGATGCGCCGCAAGTTCCCGGGCATGAGCACCGACCAGGTGTTCGGCGCCATCATGGGCGGCGACTACAGCCTCATCGTCGACCTGCTCGAGGAGGAGGCGATGCGCCTCGCGGGCATGCTCTACGAGAAGGCCGAGACCGACTGCATCGCGCTGCTCGACGACTACACCGACACGGCCGGCACGTCGGGCGTCGACATCGACGTGAGCGTCTTCCTGACCGCGCTCTACAAACTCGAGGAGAACGAGCCGGAGCACGAAAACTTCGTCGCCCTGCTCGACATCGAGCAGATTCGCACGCTGCGCTCGGACCTGACGAGCAACGCGGCGACCGCCGACGGCATCGTCTGGAACACGCAGGCCGACGCCTCGGTGGTGAACTTCCTCGCCGACGGCGCCCGCAACGGGTTCAAGGGCAGCCTGCTCGGCGTGCCCATGTTCCAGCTGGCTCCCTCGCTGCGCCTGACGGCCAACACCGGGGCCGACGTCGTCGGCGCGCTGGTGTGCCGTGGCCAGGGCGTCCCCGGCCAGCCGGGTTCGCTGAACGGCGCCGCGGTGTTCACCGAGGGCCACAGCATCCGCTACCTCGTCGACGTCGATGCGTCGAAGCGGATGATCGAGCTCATCGGCATCTGGGAGTACGGCGTGGCCGAGCTCCGCGACGCGCACGGCGTGTCGATCATCACCGACGCGCCCTGAGCGGTGATTATGGGAGGGGCTCCACTGCGGGGCCCCTCCCTGCTTCTACGAGGTAGAACGTGTCCGAGCTCGCTGGTCAGCATAATCGTCGTCAGAACGTCCGCGTCATCAAGCTGCGGCACTTCGTCAGCCGCGCCGTCGTCGAATGCCCCGACGATGGATGCGACGACCGCGGCGCGCCGAACCAGCAGCGCCAGCACCTGCAGCGCCTCATGGGCCGCATGGTCAAGTTCCAGGGCGCCGAGTACCCGCTGTTCATGCTCGAGGAGGCCCCGGGCGCGTGGCCGACGCCGCGCACCGACCGCGAGGCCGCCATCCGCCAGATGGACCAGTTTGATGGCCAGTTCCTCCGCTGGATGACCCCGAAGGGGATGTCGTGGAAGATGGCCAGCCCCGAGTGGACCGCGGCCAGCGAGAAGGCGAATGCCGCCGACGCGGCGAAGGCCGACGAGGTCCGCGCGCGCAGCGCCGCCGAACGCGCCGCCAAGGGCCTCGACGCCCTCGCCATGATGCGCGACCTCGCCCAGCGGGCGGCGCCGACGCCGACGGCGACGACCCGCAAGCCGGCCGCGCCGAGCGGGACGGCCGCGTGAGCGCCCCGGCGACGCTGCCCCCGCTGGAGCTGCAGCGCCGCCGCGCGGTGCAGCGGTTCCTCGACGAGGGCTTCGAGCCGGCGAACGCCGTGCGGCTGGCCGCCATGTACCTGGCGAGCCTGCGCGCCGACGATGCCCGCCGGGCGAGGGCGCAGCAGCAGCAGGCCGTCACGCAGGAGCAGCTCGCGGCGTCGCCTATCTGGACGCCGCCGTCGGGCCTGCCTCCGCACGAACGGCTCGCGGCCCGCATTGCCGAGTTCGGCCGGATGGGTTCTGAAAAGGCCCACCAGCTCGCAGCGAAAACGGCCCGAGAGGTCGACCGAAAGAGAGGTGAAGGATGAACCGCGTTCTCGTCGCCAGCGCCGTCCTCGGCGTCGCAACCACTGCCATCGTCGGCGCCCTCGTCAGCCAGCCCGCCCAGGCACTGACCCCGCCGCTGTCTCAGTTGCAGGACGTGGCCGCCGTGGGGCCCGCCTACCTCGACAGCTTCAAGGTGACCTGCGGCGCGGCCGCGACCCTCATCCGCGCACCGGCTGGGCCGAACGTCGCCGTGAAGTGCACGTCCCCGCAGTCGGCTGAGAGCGGCGCCTCCACGTTCGTCGCGTGGGGTGACTCGGGCATCGCCGACCCGGCGTTCGCTACCCGCAACAGCCCCATCGTCTGCGGCTCTGGCTGCGCGGAGACGTCGTTCACGGCCAACGGCCGGCAGGCGTACTGCCGCGCCGACACCGGCACGGTCGACCTGTTCTGCGTCGCCCTCGTCAGCGTCGATTCCTCGCAGATTCCCTGAGGTCACCCATGCGCGCGCGCCTGCTCGTCCCCTTCCTTCTGGCGGCGAGCTGCGCCGCGCTGGCCGGCATCGGCGACGGCTTCGGCCTCGGCGACAACGGCGGGTTCGACGCCCCTGAGGCTGTCGACGGCGCCCGCCTCGCTGGCCCGGCGCCGCCGGCCCCGACGTTCGACCTGCAGGCCGGCGCCACCACGCCGAACGACCTGTCCGACTCGCTGGTCGTCAACGGCACCAGCATGACGCTGGTCCTGGCGTGCGACGCCCAGGGCGTGTCGGGCACGTCGTGGACCTGCCGCGACGGCAGCGGCAACGTCGTGCTGACCGAGGCCGGGACTGGCACGTCGCCGAGCAGCATCATCAACACGCCGTTCCATGCGCATGACAGCGCTGAGCGCGGCGAGCTCTACGTCACCGGCGGCAAGCGCCACGACGCGGCGTCCTCGACCGTCGGAGACCTGACCACTGAAGACCTCGTCGTCGAGTATGTGGGCAAGCAGGGCGCCAGCAACAGCGTCATCCTCGACAAGGGGCTGGGCGGCACCGATGGCTGGCGGTTCAGCCAGTCGGGCACGTCGTCGCTCACGTTCTCTCTGCGGACGGCGTCGACGACGACGGCGTTCTCGGGCCCGTCTGGCCACGTCGCGTCGTTCCTGCACGGCATGGCGTTCGTCGACCGCAACGAGGTCTCGACCAACGGCGGCATCCTCTACGTCAACGGCGCGGCCGGCACCGGCGCCGACGTCAGCGCGCGGTCGGGCACGCTGACCAATGCCTCGACGCTGGCGGTCGGCGCGGCCTCGGCGGGCACGGCAAACAGCGCGACGGTCATCAGCCTGCATGTCTGGCGTTGCGCGGCGTGCTTCGCTGGCGGCGCGACGAACCCGGCGCAGTGGGCGCCGATTGCCCGCGCTCGAGCTGCTGTCGCGTGGGGCATTGACCCGACGACGGCGGCCGGCACGCGCGGCCCCACGACGCTCACGCGCGCCACGACGGGCAACGTCGACGTCGTCGACGGCAACGTGCGACACCTCTACATGACCGGCAACGGCGCGCCCCGCGTCGCCCGACGCACCCATAGTGCCGGCACCGTCGTGGCCGGGCTGATGAGCGAGCCCGCCGTCAGCAACATCATGCTGCAGAGCGAGACGCTGGGCACGACGTGGACGGCCATCACCGTGGGCGACAACGTGCTGGCCAACGCCTTCGCCGGCGCCGACCTCACGACCAGCGGCGACGACGTCGACGGCAACAACAGCAGCGCCGAGCACGGTCTGCGGCAGTCGGTGACCGTGACCGCTGCCACGCATACCTTCAGCGCGTGGGCTCGCTCGGGCTCGCAGACGCGCGTCGCCTTGCGCAACGCGACCATCGCCAACGGCGCCGCGTGGTTCGATGTGGCCACCTGCACGTCCTCAAGCTGCACGGTCGGCGAGGACTGCGCATCTGCCGTCGGCACCGTACAGGCCGGCGTGCTGCAGGCGCGGGCACAGCGCTGGCCCATCGACAGCACCGGCGACGGCGTGGCCGACGTCAACCTGTGCCGCGTCAGCATCACCTACACGGGCACGGCGGCAGCGCACAACCACGACCTCTTGTGCGCGCCGAGCGACGCGAACCTGACCTACACCGACGCCGACGCCACGGCGGACTGCGGTTTCTGGGGCGTGCGTCTCGAGGCGTTCCCGATGATGACCAGCTACCTCGCCACGACGACC